AAGAAACCAACGATTCCTTCAAGCCCCCGGAAGCGATCAATGATCATAATTGTTGCGTAGAATGCGATGATTCCCAGGAATATCCATCCTGTAACTTTCAAAGCTGATCCTACTGAAGCTAATATAAATAACGTTTCTAACATATTGTCTTTCCTTAATTATTAACAACCCTCACTGTGGTAGGTCCGTCATTTAAAAAAACAATTCCTGGTTCAAGACTTACCCAATGTAGTTCTTTAGTCGGTATGCCTGCCTGACAAGAGGGACAGGGGCAATGGGGATATGGAGACCCCGCTACTGCCCTTGCCCTAGATGCACAAGATAATAAGGCTATTCCTGCTATAGCTGCTGTGCCTGTCAGTTTCATAAACGATCGTCTATTCATTTTTACAACCTTTTGGCTCTAGCCATATGAATATTGGCTTGATTAAAGGCTTAATTCTTCGGGCGAGATAAAAACCACCAATGAGAATAACTATTATCCACGAAAACAATGACAACATGGAGCAGGGAACCCTATCGGAGTCGTCCCACTTCCCATTAGTGATATATATAAGAGCAAACCTTGATAGCATTGCATAAGATACAAAACATCCTGCTACGTATATAAGTAATCCAATTATTATCAAAATTCTAACCTCGCAATAGGGACTGCTTCTTGTCCCTCAATTTCCATACGTTCAACGTCTGTTTTAGACCATGGAGCAGTTTTCACTTCACTACCACAACCATTTAGCACTATTATAAGTGAAAGTGCTATTAATGTCAAGATGATTTTCACTTTTTTCATAATAAATTCCCTTCATTTTTTATCTATTTTATGTTCAAGTTTTTTTAATATTGGAACTAAATATCTATTTATTAGCCATGCTATCCCCACACATAAAAGGACAGCTGCTCCTATAATGATGCAGAGAGCGATGAGGAGCCATGAGAAGCAAGCTGCAAATACTAACTGTCCTCTTTTATCATTGGTCCAATTCCAAGGATAATCTTCATCCATTCTTACTCCGCAGAAATATACGATAGTAGCACCGCTTAGCCATACTGATAGCCAAAATGCCCAAACAAATATTATCATATTAACCTCACTTTTTCTTTTTAACGAAAGCTATAAATTTAGCCATCTTTTCATTTTTTCTTAGCTTCTCTTCTGTGTTAAGATACTTACCAAGTTCTTTAGGTTTAAACGTATCATGTATATAATCATGACAATCTTTACACAGCATAAGACCTTGTGTAGTCATATCCATCTTATCAAAATGTTTTTTGAACCACTTATTCTTATGTAATGTCACAGGAATAAGATGATGAAAAGTTAAGACCTTAACCCTATTGCATAATTTGCAATTTGAGACATATTGTTTCATCACTCACGTTTCTCTTCGCAGCTATTGCAGAGGGTTTTTATACATTCGCTCTTCCTTAAAGAGACATTAGCCATAGATCCACACTCTTCGCACACACTATAACTTAGTGACTCTGTAAAATGTATCAAAGAATATTGTTCATCTGAACCTGAACCGCTATTAATATAAAATTTTAGTCCACCGAACTTCTCTTTAACTTGAAATGCGACTACCTGAGGTGCCCCATCTTTGTCTGTGCATCCCTGTAATGCCCTACAGAGGTGATGAATGAGCCAGAACCATCCATCGTCCGTAGTGATGCCCGATGCCATTGCTGACTCTTGTGGAGTCTTGTTCCTATCCGCAAAAATTTTTGGGAATTCTTTAAAAAGTTCTTCTTGTCGTTCATGTGTCATTAGTTATCCTTTTCTGTCGCATATTTAAGCGACTCTGCAAAATCTGCTACTTCTTGACCATCTACTCTGGTAAAATCTTTATAGTTCCAGCCTCCATAACACATTGGTCCCTCGGGGTCTCCATCTTCAAAGGTATTGATCTCACTATAGAGATTTCCTTCCCACGGAACCATGATAGACAAGCTTAAATAATACTGATTTTCATAATGCCATTTGAATATTAAATCCCATCCTTCTTGCTTTGTTGACACCTCAGGATTTTTAGTTGTATGACATCTGGCATTAATAGTTGCCATTATGAGCATAGCTTGATAAACCTGTTTATCTTTGAATGCTTTACACATCTCAGGTTGATCTTCAAACATGAAGTTCATCCAGTTCTCTTTATGCTCTTCTAAGAGAGCATCTATATCAGCTTTGATTTTGTTGAGATCCAATTTTTTCCCTTTCCTGATCAAGTATCCATCTACCTAATCGACAATCGCTATCTTCTCTCTCTATCTGTCCATGTGAATAACAAGGTGTTTTTTTATACCACGGAAAATCATGTATAGCACAAGAGTATTCCCCTGGAGTGTCACCTTTAAGATGTTGACAGGGTTCGTTCCCCATTCTAGCTTTCAGGTTATCTTCTTCAATGCCCTTTTCAGGATCATCGACTATGACAACCATATGTGTCTTACAACAAATTCCACATCTTAGACATTTCATTATTTACCACTTTATAATAAAAGCCCTAGCAGATCACTCCACCAGGGCTCAAAATACTAATTACAATTTACTACTTCAGCAACTTCTCTACCTCTACGTGCATCTTCTTCCAAGACTTTGGACTTTTGCCCATCAAAGTCATGTCATACTGAATGTTCTCCATCAAACCAAACAGTGTTTCCATAAGATACTTCCCATTCGTGTCGATGAACTTCTTAGGATCTTTGCTCCATCGAAGAGTCCCATCGGCATCCTGAATCAACAAAGCCCTTAGTGCAGATAAAAATGGGAACAAGAAAGAATCATGGATATGCGGCATCTGCGAAGTGTAGTTGGAGAAATAAAGATCTCTACGCTCAGCCCGTACCAGCTTGCTCGCCCTGACACCTCTCGTTGCCTTTGTCAAGTTTTTTACAGGCCAGAAAACGAAACCGCCCTGAGCGTTTTTCAATGAGAAAATCGAATCGACTGGTCCAAACTCTTTATTATAGTCGGTGTACATTTCGTAAAACTTGCTCTCTACATAATCCCACAGTTCAAGAATCTGAGGAACAAGAGGAAGCAGAGCTTTCCAACCAGCTTTGAAATTTGGATTAAGATACTTCTCAGTCATGTTGCCATTTGCACTCGAAGCGATACAGCATGATCTGAGCCCAGTTCTAGTTCCATCGCTCTTCATTATACCTTGATTAGGATGAAAGATATAAAGTCTTGCTAGTATCTTATTAGGACTATAAACATATTTATAGCCATATCCAGTCTCTGGATCTTTGTGCTCAGCATTCTGTGGCCAACCTACCGCACGCTTATAATCTCCCATAGCAGTTTTAAGTGTATCAAACTCATGATCCCAATTAGCTATAGTTGTATCTGTTACCGAAGTCCCCGTACTTCGTGCCGCAGCGATCCTCGCCATTTCGGGACGACTGGTAACACCGGAAATTACCGAAACAGAAACATAAGATTCTGAAAAATCCACTGGTTTTTCACTATTAAGGGATCTTTTCACTGTATCTTTCACAACAGCGGTTGTTGTGAATCCATCAATGACTCCATGTAAAGCATAGCTGCCGGTGAAGTTAGAAAGCGTTACAACAACTTCTTCTTTCTTTTCATCATACACGGCATCTTCTGCCAGGATACAAACTCCACCGTTTTTCAGATGAAAATCTTCAGGATCGTTCAACACTGAATACGCAATGTTTTTAGGTATCCTTTTACGTAGCAGACTCTCCGGATGCTCTCTAACATTCACATCCTCGTCATACTCTTGTTGAGCAAACTACTCCATGGGAGCTTGAAAATGAATGGTTTTTCGCCCAAAAGAGTCTTCTCTAAAGACAGCTTCATTCTTGGGCACGCTAAATCGTAAGATTTTAATCTTCTTACCCTTTTTCTTCTTCTTCTTCTTACTCATAATTATTTTCCTTTCTGGAATTTTATATGAGATTTAAAAAAACATCTTGGGTCATACCGCCTATTTACCCGAAGGATTTTTGAGGAAAACCCTGGAGCAGAAACACACGTCCCTTTCAAACTCCATTACTACAATATCACAGCATTATACTACATTAAGAATAATATGTCAAGTGAAAAATATTAAAATAATCACTTTTCTAAACATTTCATTCTTTATCTCCTGGCACAGGGAATATCAATCTAAAAATGCCCCAAATCGCTGCGATTATGAAAATCGATCCACCTATAATAAAACATAGGATAACACTAAGCACAGGATTTTTATCATTTTGTGGCTGCACTTCATGCATTACAAAAAATGAAAATAGACAATAAATTAAGATACACCATTCTATCATTCTATCGCTCTCAATCTTCGTTTAGATTCGTGCCATTCAGGTCTTTCCCCGATAGCTTCTTCAATTATTTCTTCCATGAAATCCCAACTACCTAAACAGTTGTCTTCATGCATAGCAGTTTGACACATCATCATCATAGCCATAACATCATTAGCATCATAGGGTTTATTAAGAACCCTTTTGATTGCTTCTACCATATATCGTCTTGCATCAGACCTTGTTGACATAATTAGAATCCATGTTCATCAAGCCATTTTTCAGTTCCATCCCAATCAAGGATACCTTTTCTCTTATCCTCTGCCCACTGATCACTAGCAGACATTTTATAGTAAGCTTTGGTTCTACCTACTCTTTTTTCAAGTCGGATCTGTTCCTTTTGAGCAAACCATTTCTTTTCTTTAGAGGTCATCTGCACAACGATTTGTTCTTTCTTAGGTTCTACCGAATCAGACAAACTAACAACTTGCATTATGTCTTTTACAGAAGATTTGAGAAATACTTCAGACAACATTTTCTCTAACACTTGTGGATCAATGACCAAAGTATTGGAGTCTTTCATCATATTTTCTCTTCGTATATCTTTTTCAGATTTATCATGCAAACAAACCATATTAATATATCCCCGCTTTCTCTTTTTCTTCTTGTGAGCCAGCTCCCATCATCATATGGTATGCCTGACTCCAGTCATACTCACCTGTCTCTGTTTTGTAGCCCAACTGACTCATAAAGATAGAGCCGTGACCACCTGCTTCTTTAATCTGTTTGATCAACCAGAAGAAATATTTATCAATATTGACACCACCATTTTGTATGCATTGGCTTATAGCTTCAAAAGTTGTAAACACAGCATGAGCATCCCAATCAGCAGGAGAGAGATTCGATTTACAGAAGTCGCCTGGAGCATACTCACACTCAATGAAGAGAGGCATTTTATGCTCTTGACATTTCTCTATCACTTTCCTCATAAGGGGAGAAATTTCTTCATCATATATCTTCTCACGAGCAATGCTCTCTTCTGATCTCTCTGATGGATCGATGTTCTCAAGTGGTTGAGAGCCTTCTCCTGCAAAGACTATATGAACATTTTTACCTTCGTCTTTTTTTTCGTCTTCCATTTTTAAACCTCATACAATTTATTATTCTTTATTTTTATATTTGCAACATCATGCATTAAACAAACTTCAAATTTTCTATATTTATTAGGACCGTAACCGAACCTTGTAATCTGAGTCATTACAGTATAAACTTCCCCTATCTCTATCGTGCTTTTGCAGACTCGACAGGTATGTGTTTTTTTTGCTTTCTGATCCTTGATAATAATTTTTACATCAGGATTTGTCAATTTATACTGTTACTCCAACATTAAAAAATTCTTCAGCATCAACGTACTTACCTATATGCGCTCTCTTGGCAAATGTCTTGTCAGAAGTTCTATCTCCGACCATGATACATTGCCTTGGGTCAAGCTTATATTTATGAAAGAATGTTACTGCCATTCCTGGCATTGGTTTCCTACAATAGCAACTGATAGGAGGCACGTTGTGAGGACAATAAGCAACTTCGATTTCACGTTCCAACAGTTCATTTGTCCTATCGAAGCAAGCTATAGCTTCTGGTTCTGTAGGAGTACCTTTGGCTATACCCGATTGGTTCGATGCTCCTAAGAGCATGTAACCCTGCTCTGCATAACTGTCAAGTACTTCCTGTCTGTTGGGAAGTATTATTACGTCATTGGGATCAGACGGCCACTTTGCACCTGACTTTGTGTCTCTAAGAGTTCCATCGTAGTCAAGTAAGACTGCTTTGTTCACCCAGTCCTTAGGAAAGAGTCTATTAAACTCTCTCTTTATTACCATGCCAAAACCTTCACCAGTTGTTGGTTTTTCAAACTCTTTCTTGTACTTAAACAGAACAACAGGAGGGAAGATATTAGGACTCTTCTCTTCTTTCATTTCGGAGGCAGAGAGAATCTTACCTTTACGAGCTATCATCCTCATGCAAGCATTGAACTGAGCATCTTCGATAGAAGTTGCAACCCACTCACAAATAACTTTAGCTCCGCGTGCATTTGCAGAATCGATGAATGGTTTCCTGCTTATAGCATGTGGGAACGTGTTGTCTAAAATTACGTTCCTGCCGTTCTCAATTTCTACTTCCATCTTAGGTAATAACGCTATAACAGAGCCACCTACTTGATCTCTATTGAGGTAAGTATAGCCCTTATCAATATACTCTTGAGCAAAGGATGATTTACCTGATGCGGGATAACCAACTATCATTACTACGTCTGACATAATCTTTTCCTTAAAATTTCGTCATCTTTATTTTTAGCCAAAACTATTCTTCATCAGTGTCTTTGTCTTTTTTCCTGAATTGATCCGCCCACTTATCCGCCGCTTTTCCCCACTCATCCAATTTAACCAAAAACTTTTCTATCAAATTAGTGTGTTTATCAAGAAATACGCATACCCAAAAGACAACAAATCCTGTGAGAAGAAACACTACTCCTGACAACACGAATAGGATAGGAATAGCAATCGCCAACCCTATCAGGAATAGAACAAACTTAATAAAACACACTACAATAAAAAACAGTATCTCAAACATCCTTGCACGCTACCCTTTCTTGCTTCCGATCATATAACCTGCCCCTATGCCTATTCCAGCATATAGGAGAGGTTTAGTAATAAATCCATATGGTAGTCCTGAGAATACGAACATTCCCATAACAACTATGAATAAAGTTATTGATAATATTTCTATTTTCGCCATCATTTTATTCTATTATACCAAAAGTGAAAGTGCTTGTCAATAGCTAATTTTCACTTTTTAATCAGGTCTTTCCTTGGTCATAATATGGATTATTAGTAAGACCACTAATATGCCTAAGCCAATTTTGCTTGTTGCTAACAGCCATGCCAGCTTAACAATTGAGCCGAGAATCCATAATGTAATTATGGCACAGATCGCGAATATCAACAGCACTCCTATTAGGCTTGCGCCTTTACGATTGTTTTTCATTTTCTGCCTCTTCTTTCTTTTTTTCCTTTTTTCCCGAGAAGGGACCAAAAATGCCCCTAAATAGTTTTTTAAACTGTCTCCCTATCCAATCAATGAGATAGAAGCTGTTCCATTCTGTTCTATACCCAATAGTTTGCTGGGAGATATGAAAACCTATCGCTGCTAAGATCATTCCTGTTCCCAGAAATATAGTTGCAAACCATCCTATAAGTAAGAGAAATAATATTCTCACAAACATCACAGGAGTTGAATCACCGTGAAATACACCTTCATCTTTAGCGAAGTATATTGCTATTGCAGTTAATACAAAATATGCTATTATATACCATACTATGTTCATTTTTCTGTCTCCGTATCTTCTTCTATATCAAATTTTTCTGTAAACTGTTGGACGGTTATAATCAAGTCTTCTTTCGTAAATTCCTTTTGAATCTTAGACTCAAGATCTGCTTCAAGAGTCGCCTTCATATCATCTTTACCCTTACGCCACTCTTTATACAAATCATCAGTTGCATGCCACTTGCCGTAGGCTCCCTTGTCAGAAGCTAATATAGCATCTATGGCTTCTCTGTCATCTGCTTTCCATGCTTTATGTAGAGACATCCTAACGAGTCTCTTGACTCTTTCTTTTGTCTCAGGGATATGCTTCAATGTAACTATGAAAGGATTATTTTCAGTATCATCTTCGTCCCTTGGATACAACTTAACATAGAAAATCTCTTTCAGTATAGTAATGTCAAAGCCGTTATGAGAAGGCACACCACTTCCTATAGCCTCATCCCACTCTCTTCCCCTTACTCCCCACTGTTCCCAAGTCATGCCCTCAGGTTGGTCTGTGTTGTCCCAATAAGGATACTCTTCGATCTCTTCCATAGCATCAAACATATCCTGAATTTCTGATTCTTCTGTAAAGAGCAACAGAAACACTTCGTCATGGCATGGCAATATAGTCACACTACAACTAAACTCATATTGGAAATACTCATTCATTCTTTCCAAGCTTTTGTTCGACAGTTCTGCTTTTCTATCAACAGACTCAGACACCAACCCCCATATAGACCTTGTGGGACTTTGTTCAAAGAATGAAACTCTTTTCTTGTCATCGTAATCATCGGGGAAGTCATTAAATACTTTTTTGGCAAGCATAGCATCATCGAACATATACACTATATCTCTTGCAACAAGCTTGTAGTATTTATTTCTATAATACTCTATTGCCTTCTCTTTGAACTTAAAGATTATATCCCTAATTTCTTTGAGGTTCTTTGGCGTATCTTTGAATTTACGTCCGTTGTATATTTTGGTACTCATTTTTTCAATTCCATTTCGTCTTCTGAAAAACCTTTACTGATTAGCTCTATGATCTCATCTACTACTTCTTTTTCATCTGAGCCATGTGCGGTAACACTCACCTCATCACCCACTAATGCTGCCATCATGGTTAGAGACATAATGCTTTTAGCATCTACCCAGTTCTCTCCATCTTTAGACAATGAAACATCGCTCGTAGCTTTTATAGCTATATCAACTATCATATTACAGGGTCTCATATGTACCCCATACTCATTAATCACTTTTGCTGTTTTAACTGTCACCTTGGATTCCTTATCTGTTGTCGGTAGTTCCACCCATTTGGAAACGCTCCTTGTTCATTAAGCACTTCATTAGTCTCATCAATAAATTCTATATCGATATCTTCATTTTCGCAAAGAAGAAAAACTATTGCTTCGAGTGGAGTATCTCCACGACCAATTGACGGAGACCCTGGCTGATTGACAAAATCTGCTATATAGACATCACCATCTTTAGTCAGTTTTAATTTTTGCTTTTTCTCCATATCTCTTACCTTTTTTATTTAACCAAAAATCTCTTAATATAATCCACAGGGCTAGCACAGCCAACCCTCCATAAAAGATGGCAGGAATTACTCCTATCAAAATAGCCGCAACGGAATGCCCTTTTACTACATATTCAGCAGTAATAAGTCCTTGCATCCCCACCATAAAAAAGAAGAACAAAATACCTCCGATAAGTAGAATCAATTTTACTGCTTTATTATCTAACGTTTTTCTAACACTCATTTTATTTCTTCCTAACTATTTATTATTTGCATTACTAAACCAGTGACGAGAACTATCAACAAACAAATGATACTAAACATTATCTTTTCTTTATTGGTCTCAGCTATTAACCACCGAGGAATTCTATAGCGTCTTTTGTCTTTTTTGAAAAATTCGACAGGACTATCAAAACGAACTTTTGTAGGAAACAGACCAAGATTGCGAATCTTACTGACCGCCTCTTTGTTATCAAGAGCCTCAATAGTATCCTTAACTTCTCTGCCTTGAGCATCTAATGCTTCGTACTTAAATTCCATGAGCAACGCTCCTATACAACTGAATCCGCTATCTCAGAAGCTATCTCTGCTACCGTTTCTCTAAACGCTTTTTCTGACAAGGTAGTAATCTTAAAATATATACTCACACCTGTCGTGACAAGAGTAACTATTGAAAAGATACCTGACACTAATATAACTACATAGAGGAATATCTTTAAAACAACCAACCCTTTGATAGCAGCCACTATTAAAGACAATAACACTGTGAAAAGAAATGCTCCACCAGTCATTGCTAATATCTTCCAAAAGTTACCCATCAATTTAATTTTATGTTCTGCATCTAACTGTGTTTCATATGACATTTTTTTCTTCCTTTTGACATTAGACATTTTATTATTATTTCCTCATAGATACGCTACCCATGGCATCAACATCACCACCGACATTACCTCACTCAACTCTACCGTTAGAATCGATGTCACCTGTCACATCTCCACAAGTGACTCTGCCATTAGAATCGATATTCCCTTTAACATCACCTTTGACTTCAACGCTACCGTTAGAATCAAGTGTGCCATTAACATCACCACCAACATTGACTGAACCAGCAGAATCGAGTTTGCCGACATTGCCTGCAACATTGATCACTTGGATTCCTTGAGCGATTTCAGCATCGACTTCAACACCATCGATGATGATACGTTGCTGAGAAGAGCCGGGACCGATACATCCGAATTGAACACCTTTAGCATTAACCTTACCATTGACATTTTGAACGAATGTACTGCCACCGACTATATCACCACTGACAATATTTCCGTTCTGAATAACAACAGATGAGCTTTTCTTCTTAACCACTAAGGATTTTAGATCACCTGTTATATCCAAGACACCATCTTTGATAATGTCTTTTAATTCTTTTCCATTAATTTTCATTATGTAGATTCCTTCCTTTCCAACATCGTTATTTTCACTGTTGCTTGTAACATATAAACTTGTTTTTCCATATCCTCTTCTTTTGGCTCATAGCACTCATGCATACCCATATGCATAATGATGAATTTGCTCCAATCAGAGTTCATACACAACCTCGTCATGGGACTGCCATTTGGAGACCATGCAAAGACTTCTCTTGGCAAGACATCTTTCAGATACTTCAATGGAAAATAAATTTCACTACTATCACAATTCATAACTATTCCAATTTCATCATTCTATGTATGCCATCAAAAGTTTCTTCCAACTCTTCACAGCTTTTATCTCTTCTGATTTTATCTACGAAGAATGTAGTAGTGTCTCCACTACTTTCTATCCATTCTTTCATAATTTTTTTAGCTTCATTTATATTTTCCGCACCAATAAAATGATGATACGATTTATACATAGGCACATGACAACCTGCCAATGATGGGCAAACAAATATCATATTCAACTATACCTCATTAAAGTTAAATCCATTTCTCAACAACAGTTGAATATCATCATCCATAACTAATTGGTGAAGAATTTGTTTTTCTGTACCACTTAAATTATTTAAACCTTTTTTTAGCAAAGAAATATACAAATCTTTTTTTCTTTTTCTGACATCAATAGTTTCTTGCAGGTCAGCCATAATCATTCCTTGTTTCTAATATGCTCTACAAGCCCTGTATCACTAAACTTATACTTCCCTCTACGTATCCTTGTCAAAACACCTTTTTGAACTAATCTTGTTACGATAGCTGAGAAATGAGAATGCTGTTCAATTGCAACTTTATCTCTAATATTTTTGACTTCAAATTCGCCACTCTCAGAGGTAAGATATGCAATTTGAGTAGTAACTTCTCTCTCTTGCACAGACAAGGAAAATTTTAAATAATACTCACATAAATGATCATTCATTATTTTTCATCCAAAAATATTTTACCAAGCTCTACCATTTCTTTAGCTCTTGGGTCAATCTCTTTCTTTTTGATGTCGTCAATTCTTTTGTTAAGTTTTTTCATACGAGCGAAGGCGGCATTCTTTTTATCTGCATAGATGACTCTAAACTTAGCATGTCTTTTCATGCATCCACCGCCAGGACCATCATGTGTCATATACCACGAATTATCTGTTTTATTCTTATACCATAGTTTCCATGGCAAAGTTCCAAAAGGTAGGTCAATGCACCATACTTTCAAACCTTCCTCAAGCAAGACTCCATCGGCTGTATACTGACTATCATGAGCCTGTTTTTTAGCAGCTTCATCTAATGCATTAAGACTTTTGTTCACACTATTAAAGAACTTATCATCGAAAGGATTTTCCATTTCTATGGTCTCCGAAATTAAGTAAGTTCGATTTCTTTCCCATCCTTGAAAGATGTGATCTTGAAAGCCGTACCATCTTCGATTGCCTTTTTAGCCTTCTCAAAGTCCTGCTTAGGGTCAAGGTCTTTCAAACCACGTTTGTGCCGACAATCGTCACAGTTGCAAGATGGACCATGGTAAGGAGCAGAACTACCTGCTGGAACGTCCTCACCAAGACCTATATGCTCAAGCAGTTCGGCAAGCTGACTGTCAGAATGATCGTACCAACTATCATTAATCACAATCCGACCATCCTGAATACGGGTATACATCTTACAGGCACGACCTGAGACATAATCCATACTGACGGTTCTATCATCATTGATAAGACTCTGAGCATCTTCATCGCTCATCGGACCCTCTACGAAATGCATCATACCCATACCTTGTGAACGAGACAATTCATATACCTTTTTGACAAATTCAACCATGTTTACATCTGTAATATCAATCATTTGTGTACTCCCTATAAAAAATTATTAACTTGTTTATGTTATATACCAGAAAATTATTTCTCTGGAATTTTTATTTTAGCTTATCATAATCATCATCTATATATGGATTGTCTTCTTCCTTCTCTTCGAAAAGTTCATCGATAATTTCTTTATCCCCAGGTCTAGTAAAAATTTTGTTAAATATCTTTTTTGCTTCTTCCTCAGGTATAGGTTCAGGCATTTCAAAAGGAACAAATCCTTTACTATCACAAACGGGACAATCCTGAACCGCAACTGGAATAACTCCACTACCCTTACACTCTCTACACTTCGTGAACAGACCTTTTTCTCCTTTGATCATTAACAGAACTTCTACCAAATTTTTCCCATCCATCTCGTCATAATATTTAGGATATATCTGTATCACATCGCTATGACCAATTGGCATAAGAGAATGATGTAGTCCGCAGGTGCAGATCCCTACAAATGACTGATATATAGCACAATCTCCGTCATGAACGATTGCTCCCTCAGGATGAGCCATGACTACTCTCTTATGCCTATGATACAACTTTGGATACTTCTTTTCTATATCGCTCATAGCATCGGAATTCTTCTTTTCTATTTCTTTTATAATGTTACCAGCCGTATTAACAAACCTACCTACATTCCCTGCCTCTGCAATACCAAATTGATACGCAAATACGATATATATTACTTCTGCTAACTTTAGGAAATTATATCCTGAGTCTCTACTCCATGACTCACCCAACTTAAGAGTAATTGATTGTATCTCACTCTTATACTCATCATCAGGAGCATTAGGAAACAAGCTGATCGGATCAAGAGCATCAATTTCTTTCTTGACAATAGCTTCGTATTTATTAATTGATATCTGTTCGGCTTTTGTTAATATTTTACGCATTAGCCATCCTCATATTTAGGAACTTAATACCTGTAGTAATTTCTTCTTTAGCCCCATAGGGTATTCTATCCTTATGCTCATTAAACTCATCGCCTGTTTTTTCAAGATATATATCTTTTCTGACCATACAAGAATGTCTTCGTATTTCTTTTTTTCTTACTATACGAAACTCTTTTTTAGAAGTAAATGCTTTTTCATTTTTAGCTTTTTCTTCATCGAAGTTAGGGTCTTTTTCTCTTCTAAGATTCTGTATCCTATGATGGTCTGCTACTTCTCTGTCTATCTCAGCTTGGTCTTGTTCTTCATATCTTCTTTTTTCCGCAAGAATTTTTTGAGGTGTTTGTCCATTGTCATACTGATAATAACCTTTTTCTGTCCAGTGCGTATCTATGGTAGCAGGTTCTCCCCATATTTCTACGGTTCTTGATTCTATAGCCCAATAGAGCATTTCTGTAAAGCAGACAGCAACCCATCTCTTAGCATCATTGCCGAGATTTTCTTTTTTACCCTCATACTTGACACCACACTTATAACAGAAATTTGGCTCGTACCAACTCCTGACAGCGATTGAATGTCCACACTTTAGACATGTGTAAAGTTCTACACCGTCAGAGTCATAGCCCGAATTGTAGTAGTATGGTATGTTCATGTAACAGGTTTTCCTTCTTTATCAACTTCTTTTTTTGTAATACGTTCAAACTTATCAGGGTTTTCTTTATATATCTCTTCTGGGGTTTTTCCTTCCATCGCTCCGCTAATAAGTATAATACGTCCCGAAATCACAGAGGATATTTTTTGGATAGCATACATAAAATCTTCTTCAATTTTTTCATCAAAGATTAGCGGATCGTCGTCTCTATCGACACAAAATATTTCGATAAAAGTATTATGAAAATAATAATCTATGCTCTCTACTTCCCCCTTATTACCATCTTTCGATATGCGAATACCCGCTTCCCATACGCTCTTAGCATCGATAGGTTCTACCTTATAATCATTCTGACTGAGCATAGTACTTATACACCCCATAATAGCTGTACCGTGTATGCTCATATGCTTCACCATCATTTGTCTTGCTTCATCCGACATCGATTCCATAGCTTTTCCTTCTTTCTGTTATTCTATTAAATTTTTCAGGGTAGTCATCATAGACCTATCCAGCCGACAGACCCTCTAATGCACCGGAGATCAAATTGACTTTACACTCAATTATTTCCAACATTTTTTCAACTGCGAACTCACGTTCTTCTATCCTGTCATCAAATATCATGGATTCATCTTTTTTATTTACAGCAAAGATATCGAGCCATGTTTCTTCAAACTTCCATTCTTCAAATTCTTGTGTCTCTGCTTTAATAACCGTCATAGAATTCTTCCAAAGATCATCTTCATCTATGGCTACAACCGCATCATATCCAGCATCATAAAGTCGTTTTGCTGCAAACAAAGTAACATCTTTAGACCATGTTTCATTTTCAATATTTCCCAGATATTTTTGAACTTTATCTTTGAATTCCTGAGGTATCATTTGTTATCACACCATTTACTTAAGGTCTCTTTAAATTCTTCTTTCGTGCAGATACCAAGCTCTGCATATTGCTTTTGGTAAAGCCACCAACCTTCGCATTTATACTCCCACAACAACTTGAAAGTTTTTTCTTTGTCGCATTCTCTGACACAAGGATAAACATTATTGAATTGGACATCGACACCATGAGTTTTAAGAAATTCTGATTGAGCAGACATCACACAAAGATATCCATCGAGATAAACAGAATACTTTTCATGTCTCTCATTTTTTTTAGCTTGTTCCAAAATATTTATAACGCCAGGAGCAAAACTGAAACCAATTTTTTCGCCATCTACCATTTTGGTGTCTCCACTGTAGTCTTATTTACACTTGTAGTGTAATCTATTTCTCCGCATTTTGTACAAACACGTTTCCAACGCTTATCCGTTTTAGGAGAGACATAGAATGGACCTCTGTGATCAACTCCCATTGTGCCAAGAGCATCCCCAGGGATAGTATATCCCTTGTGGTGGATAAAAGCGGTTTCTGTCGGTCCCCACTCATGTCTACAATTTGCCGATAAACGTTCAAGTTCTCTCTTTTTAGACTTCAGATTTTCAGCACCTTGTGCTATCTCTCTTTTAAGTCTATTTCTTTTTTGGATTGGGTTTTCATCCATTATACTTCTTCCTCAAAATCTCTTACATATTCGCCTGTCTCAGCAAAATGAGTCAGGATTGGTAGCAATGCTTTAACCTGCTCTTGTGTAAGATGCATACGTGTAGTGAGTAGAACATCATCAGGTATCTCAAAGGGAACCCAACCTGTTCCACCTTGCCTTGTTTTACTCGCCATGATCTTAGGGTCGGCATTATCAACGCCAAACCAAATCGCAGGTTCAGTAGCTAACGAGCTGTCTTGCAAGCTGCACCCAGCTCCATACCTATCTGTGAAATGCCAAATCCCAAAGCCCCGACCTGTAACATCACGATAGAGAGAATTAAGAAGAGTCCTCTCATAGGTTTCCCCATCTTTTGTGAATTCTTCTGTTACATTTTCATCTATTTCTGTGTCGCTCATTATTTACTCCCGTATATTACGCCATTGAGCTATTGTTGTTATTTCCCTGCCGCCTGAAACTCTATCTCTATCAGTCTCCAACTTCCACTGCTTTTTAACATTGATATATGCGGTAGTAATAGTTACTCCGTTCTTATACTTGACCAGCACTGTTTTATTAAAAGGTGGTAATCCTGCTATAACTGACGACCATGTTAAAGATTTAGTTTTTATTGTTGGAGTTATATCTGCTTTCTTCTTTTTTGCCGCAGATTTAATCGTTGCTTCTACCCATTTATACTTATCATCACCATCGACTTTTCTTGTATAGAAAGATCCTACGTCCCCTCTCTGCGGCCACGGTTTTGTAAAATCATTCTGCCATATCCATAGCCACTTGTTATCTTTCCTGCCGTTAATTTCAAAGAACAGACCAGCCTGGCTCGTACCGTTTATAGGATCTACATCAACGATTACTCCTGTTGCTCTTTCATGCCACTTGCCAGTAGCCCCTGAAACCTTATCAACTATTGTAAAAAGGACAATAGCCAGGATGAGAACTATGATAGCTATAACGATTTTTCGATTATCGGTGAGTTTCATTTTTGCTCCTTGTTTTTTTTAATCTTTTTAGTTTCTTTTTAATAGATGGATATTTTTTAGTTCTTCTCATAATACGAAGAACTTTACTTCTCTCAGGTTCCATGAGACAACTATCACCATATCTCCAATTGCTTATGTCCTCAGCCCCATACATAAATCCTGCTCTATGCAAACGTCTTAGGAGATCAGGTATGATACAGCCACTTATATTCCTTATGAGAACAGCATCTTTTTCTTCTTTCTTATGGACACCATAAAAACAACTTTGCTCTTGCATCTTTCTGAGATACTTTTTAAGATTTTTAATTTTTTCTTTAGTATATTTTATCTCAGATCTTACATAGTTAGAAGGAGGTCTTTCAACTTTCCAAAATTCTAGAGCAATACTATAGCCACAACTATCAATAGTATTAAACAGATGTTGTTCTATATCATCCATTGAGTAAGAATCATGGAAAGACTTAAAGCCATAGTCATTACTCTGATGCCCTGGTCCAAAACTTGCATAGTAATAAATCCAAATCATAATCCCTTTGACTCCAACAAAGCTATAAATTCTATTTTCTTAAAATACAGAAAATCATGGCAACTGATTTTAAAAAAGTTCGTCTAATCATGATTAGTTTTCCTCACTTTGCTCATTTCTTATTTCTGAGATAGTAGGATAGTCAGTACTGACTTTCAAGTAATAATCCAAAATCCATTTTGAAGCAAGCCATTCTTCTGTTGTGTCTTTAATATCTTTCCATCTATGGACCCAATATTCTTGAAGAAAATACGTGACTCCGCATTTTATTATTCTTATATCTTCGTCTTCATTTATGGCGATTAATTCCATTTTACCACACTGACCTTTTATTAGCTTGTTCACATTCAGACCGACACCAACTACCTTGCCAATCGCAATATCTGCCATACTTACGATGAAGTTTTTTCATATCTTCAAGATTATCACCACAAATGTTATCCCATATGTCATGCCATACTGCATCATATCTTTGACCTTTTTCAGGCTTATATTCAAGAGCATCAGCATGAATAATAATAAGTTTTTTATTCTTTGGACACTTATCTTTATAGTGTTCTGCCACAAGATCAATTACATCTTGAGACTTTTCTATGACAGTTATTATTCTTACTTCTTTTTTCTTAAATAAAGCTTCGACAATCCATCCAAGACCAAGACCATTGATAAGCACTTTACCTTTTGCTTTATATATGAAGAATCTATGGTCGTTTATTTCGGCAGGAGTATCAGACATAATAGTCGAACGACCTCTAACCAGTCTTGTATATTCTCCTGTGTCTATGGTTCTACCACTATGGAAAGAAGCTCTAAGATTATGGAAAGAAGCATCTTTTTCAGAGACAGTGAATTTTTCAACTGCCCAGTCTCCGCTTTTTCCCTCAGGAACATCAACTTTTATTTTATTTATATCTTTCATTATTACCTCATAAGAACATTACTTTTCTTATGCTTTCAAAAAATAATTTCTCTGGAATTTTTAGAATATCTTACCTAGTATGAAACCTATCCCAAGGACAATAACTAAAACTGCTATTATCAGAGTTCCAATACCATCAAGATTTAAATACCCTCTGCGTTTAATCATTATGCTTCCCTTTATTTAATAGTTTCTCTTCTATACTCAATTATTCAGCTTCAGAGAAACATACTTCTGCGATTACAAACTTTACACACATTTGCACCATTTCTATATCTTCCTTATCTTTAGGACCCTCAACATCTATATTTTTAAGTTGTTGTTTATACTTTTTAAAAGATTCCATTAGCTGATCTCTTTTTGATAAAGCTAAAGCTCTTTTGCTTTCGTTGCTTATGTCTTTCATATTTTTATCCCCTATATAGCGACATTCTCAAGTCCCATTCTTTTGACCGCCCACAAACAATTTTTCCTTCCTTCTTTAAGACGGCTACTCACCGATGAACCTCTCATACCCATCAATTCTCCTGTTTCGACAAGATTATGGTCATCCAAATAGTAATTAATCATAGCTTCTGCATTTCGTGTTGTTGTCCAATCCAGGAGAAGCTTAGTGATAAGTTCCTTATTTTCTAATTTCAACAAGTTCTTATCAATATAGCACCCGTCAAATATACTGCGTCCTGACACATGCTCCCAAGAACTATGCTCAGGAACGTCACAGTTAGTTTTAAGCATTGGGATCTTTCTTGCTTCGACCCACTTACCTTTATATGTATAACCTTTTCTTCCTACATGGCTTCTGACATAATCAATCATATCAAATTTCGCTGCTCTCATAATCAGGGGAGGATCAACATGGTCATTTTTCAAACTTCTTATCCATGCCTCATTGACCAATTCATCGACTTCAAAATGACTACCCCAATCTGTTTTCATCCTAGCCGCTGCTGCCTGTATTTTATCTATCATATCAACAAATGTCATGAATGAATTCCTTTAACATTTTTTCTTCCTGAAAAACAAAAATATCCATAAAAAAACCCGATGAGACCAAAACAAGTATGAGTACAAAAAGCAATGCACAACAGATACCATTTCTTCGGTCTTGTATTCTTGTTAGAGCAATACATAGTAAACCCTATGATGCCCAATACCGGCCATATCAACAACCATTCCATTACTCAGTCTCCTCTTCGTCCTCATTGACGAACTCAACGAATGGGCATACTCCATGGTACAAAGCCCCAAGAGTCTCCCATAGGACACCAAAGCCCGTACAGACCTTATATGTCCCACCCTTGACATTCTTAGTTCTTGCCACAAAGAATTCACCACACCATTCTATGAAAGCCACACCTACAGGCTCAAGACCATTAACCATCTTTTCAAAAAGACTATAAGGAATTTCTCCATCAGCTTTTTTAATCTTACGTTCATCTCTTTCTTTTTGCAATTTTTTCTTTTCTATATCTGCTAACCACCTTATCTCTTCTCTGCGACTTGCATTATCAGATCTTGCCTGATGATACCCATTGATCTTAAATCCAAGGAACTGCATAAATTTCTCAGACGATGTAGCTACCTTCACAAAAATATATGACACTAATGTAGATATCGCTAAGATGCCTGCTACCCATGCAAGGAATATTATATGAGCGACTACAAAAAGAGCAAACCATAAGCAAGCTATTTTGATACAAAGACACAAATGAGCCAAGCACCAACCTATAGCAAAAAAGAAGTAGAAAACTGCCAGTGCTAGACAAAGAAAAAATGCGGCAATGACATAAAGAACTGCTTTTATATAAATGATCCCACCAAGCACCATAGTCAATACTCCAACAGTGAGTAGAGTCATAAGTACGGTTTTGATACAAAGCCCTATCAATGTCTGGGCAGGACTTCTGATCATATCCTTAGACAGTCTATCTATCCATTTGCCTAAACCAAAATAGTCCAAGAAATCTAACAACTTCTTACCCACAGAAGTCCATGAACAAACCTTATAAAAACCCCTAGTAAGCTTTATGAATAACCACCCCATGAACAAGAGTGGAGACATTATAGCTGTCAGCACCGAGAACCAAAACAGGAACTGAGTATAAATACATAAACTTGTTCGTTCAGAGTTATATCCCACATCTTCGAAAGACCACAATTTACGAAGAGCTAGGAAATATTTATAATGAAAACTGTTTCTACTTATCGCGAGCATCAACATAACAAAAATCCCTTTCAAAAATTATAGAATATCTTCCATGGTAGAGGCAAGAGTTCTCTTCTCTTTTTCCTCTTCCTTCTTTTCCTCTTCCTTCTCAGGTTTATTCATCCTGACCAGATCGATAATGCCATCATTATCTTCAACAGATGGAAATTTTTCCTTGACGGAATTGAAGAAAACGTCCCCTTTTATTTCTTTTGGAACGATTGACAAAGCGTATGAGAGAACAGCAACATCATTCTCTAAACTTTTTGTCTGTTCTGTTAGGACATCTGTGTTATATGCTGTCCTAACTTTATAAGCATAAACCGAAAAGCTCATAATCACGATTATTAGAATAACCAAAAAAGTCCCTACTTTCATCATAAATCCTTTCTACATCATAAGTTATATTATTACATCATTTTTATTTAACTGCATTATACCACTTTCTTCTTTTGTTTGCAACAAAAAAATATAAAAAATTTATTTTTCTTTGTCGTCGATCAACTTTTGTGCTACATAAGCATCTCTGATCTCATCTGCTTCCCAATTCATCCATAGCTCTCCATCACAATCTTTATCGAGACATTCAAAGACAGGAACTTCTACAGTGAATTGTAGATAGCCATAAGGGAACGTATGGTTCCTCCATGTCTTTGAGACACTAGATCCACCGCACGTAGGGCATTTAAAATCATTAGATTTCTTTTCAGCCATTATGCCTCCGTCTCTTCTTTAGATAAAATTTCTTTAACCAATCTGAACCCACTAATTTTCATAGTCCTTGGTTCGTTGAATCGGCATGTGCCGATGACGAAATCATTAGCTCTTGACTTCATCATATCGATAACTTCTTGAGAAGGTTTTTTATAGAAATATATAGCGACACTCTGATAAGAAGGATGTTTAGAAAGAAGTTTATCGATTATATCTTTATAAAAATCTTTACCCCTACAATAATCTCTAAGATGCTTTAAAGCTTCTTCTTCATATCCATCCTTAAACTCTCCACCGATTCCATTATTAAACCATCCAGGTGTAGGATAAATCGCACAAGGTCTAAGAATTCCATGGTCATCAGGACGCTGTTCTATCCATTCATCCATCGATTCATACATATCTTCTCCAACCTCTTTTCTAAACTTGACACTCTCTTCATGACCAACTTCGCAATCTCCTATCTGGCCTGTAAGACAAGCACACATCTCTCTTTCAAAATTGCCAGCATACTGATCTGTATCAACAACGAATAGATATTTGTCACTCATGCTATCATCCCTTTTTCTGAAACCTAAAATACGCGTCAAAAGATTCATCCCTGGAAGGTTTTTCATAATTAACTGTCCAACCTGCTTTACGGAATTCAGCTTCTATGTTAAGCCATCCCTTATCAAGGATGTCCGATGTCGTTATGCTTTCCAGTGCGTTTTTTATTCTCTCAATAACATCTTTCTGCTTGACTATCGCAACACCTGTCGAGACTTTAATATGTTCAGTGATCTCCTGATTGAATGCTATCATAACTTCATCAGGTCTACTTCCCCTTTTCATAGCTATCGCTGAATCAGGTCTAAGAGGTTTAATTTTCATACGATTATTTCCCTTTCGGTCTAAATGTAAATGTAGGCTCATAACTTTCGTTATATCCTGGATTGTCAAACATAACAACCCAGCCTGCTTTTCTAAATATGTCTTCTACGTCAAGCCATCCTTTGTCACAGATTTTATCTCCAGATACTTTTTTTATCTTTTTCTGGATCCTGGAGATAGCCTCTTTCTGTGATACCTTGGCAGACAGTCCTTTCCAATTCTCAGCAATCAATTCGTTGAATGCCTCAATAACCTCATCGGGCAAAGACTCTTGCTTTTTACCTACTACCTCTTTTGGAGTAATTGGTTTAATCGACATATCCGAATCCTTTACAATCAGGGCATTCTCCATACAACATTTTCCCTGAAGGATTATGTGCAGGATCGCCTGTTCCAATTTCCACTTCCGTTTCTCCTTTGCAAGTAGGACAGTCAGGAAGCACTGTGAATCCTTCTATCTTAGCGGCTAACGCTTTACACGTATTAAGTTCGGCATTAGCTTTTCTCACATCAGTGATAATGGCATTATGTTCTGCTATTGAGATTTTTTTATCTCTGGTATTCATTTAACACCTATAAGATATTTCTTTTTAGTCTCTTCAAAACTATCTTTAACCTGAACATAGGTGTAGAAGCCAGACAGATGAACAACATCTCCACCTTCATCAATGAAGTAGATTCCATCAGAACCTTCCTCACTACCCACTGACTTGTCATTAAGCTCCCAATACCTGATAGTATTGCCATTCATATCTTCTTTGACCACAAGCCAATCTGAGCCGTATGCATCAGCCTTGTAGCTTGCCCAGTATCGTCCGATACGACTTGGCCCGATAAACAGAAAAATAACAACTGCAACAATAACGATACTAATAACAGTAACTCTAGATTCATTCATTTTACTAACTCCAATTCACACTAAGTTGTTCTAATATATTTTTGAGAATAGGAGCATCTTCAGGAAAATCATGACAAGCATTGTCACAAAGCCACTGTAGTCGCTCCACTTCCCACACGGTTAACTGTGTATTCTCTTTGCACTTAATAAGCATAGTTCTTATCTCAGAGAGATTAGCACAACAAGAACCAAGCTCACTTTCTTCAAAGGAATCTTCACTGTCAAATTTTCCCTCTTTTGCCGCCAAAACCATTTCACCAAAAGTTGGTCTTTTACCTATTGCCTTAAACCAATCTTCATCAGAGCATTTTACAGATGTAACTTGCGACCATTTTATTGCCTGCTCTTCATTGTCCGTAAGATAACGGAAAGGAACAGCATCAGACTCAATATCTTCGAAGTACTCACCATGAGTAAAAGACGATAACCGAACTGCATTAGGCAAAACTACGATGTTACCATCTCTATCTTTCAATGCCCATGTCCGATACGTAGTTATTTCCCCTTCAACATATCGCTGAGGACCGAGCAAAGCAAATGCTGTCTCTCCCAAATTAAACTTAGGAGAGACAGTTTCCATATTAACTTGTACTGTATCTTTGCTCATTACTTTTTACCCTTCTTTTCTCTAAGAGCTTTTCTGAGAAGAGTCTGATCGATAGAAGCCGCCATCAATTTTTCAGCATACTGATTCATGAGCTGGTTAGCTTTACCCTGAATAGCATCATGCTTGTTACTCTCACTCAGGATAGTCCCTTTGCCCTCAATCTCTTCAGAAGCCAAATGGTAACAGTACTTCTCTATAGTCAGTTGTGCTATGCACATTTGACCTGGGAGACTGTTCATAAACTCCATGTTGCTTCCTACAAATGACGCAACTGTAGGGAACTTAGTATAGATGAATACCTTCTTCATCTCTCTACTGTACGATGCTGCCTGAGGAGGATCAAGGTCAGACCGAAGCTCAGCGGGCGAGAACGTTATCCTCTTGGACTTGCTAGGAGCAGGATTTTTATACCTAACTTTGACTTCTATCATAGCCTCAGATGTCCATCCCGAATAAGAGTCACAGGTAGCTGTGATCATACCTTCTTGACCATCTGCTTCTCCCCATATTTCCAACTCAAACTTGAGTATGCCTTTAGACGACTTAATCATATCGGTTACAGCAATCTTCTTATGACTCATATGAAGGAACCCACTATCAGACTCAAGAATAATTATATCACCGTCCTGAACAGCCTTTGTGGAAGCAAGCAAGAGAACCTTTTTAGGCTTGTTCGGAATAGCATTACAAGTCTTAAACTGAAATGCCATACCGTACTTGCTAATATCCTCAGGAGCAGAGATATAGATACGACCTTTTGTCGTATGGTCTTTTGTTTTCGCTATGATAGTGCCTGACTCATCAGGTTTAGAACCAACAACGGTAACAGTTTTCGTGACGATCCTGCTACCCTTTTTCCTCTTAGGAACGATAACCTGATTATCCTTATTCTGAAACTTAATAGTAGGATTGGTACTTCTGAGTTTGACTACTGTTCCTGTCGGCACAACTGACGTATCCATTCTGAGAATGAAAACTGCATTCTTGTCTTGACTTACGCTCTTAGAAGCCATATCAAACGCAAAGCCATCAATAGGAATAATATCAGGATCAACTTCGACCTCATCTTCGAAGTCAAGAACTTCTGCTGCAATCTCGTTCAGCACATCGCAGAATCGTTTCTGTCTCTTCTGATACTCTTTACCTGCATCGCTGACATCGAATCTCTGTAGTCTGCTCTTTTCATCCTGAACCAATTCTCTCAATCGACTTTCCACTTCTTTGATAAAAAAAACAACAAAGGGATGATTCTTCAGCAGTCCATCTCTTTCAGGACTCAAAACAAGCTCACCATCTTTCATCAGTTTCCTGAAATCCTTAAAGACAATTTCCCCAAAAAACCTTGAAGCCATGTCCTCATAATCATACTTGAACAAAGAGATGTCCAGCACAACTCCCTTATCGTCAGTTATGAGAAGCCCACCATGTCTCTGATGACCTGCCTCTTTCTGACTCAAAGCGGTCTTGGCTCTTGAGACTTCCATCGTAATATCGAATGGGTCAAAAGTGTCATGGTTGAGGACAAAAGAATCTGACAGTATCGACTCACCTTTAGGCTCAGAATACGTCAAACGTCTTCTATCTTTTTTACCCTTGTTGATCAACATTACCGTTGTATTCTTGTTTTGCAAAATTTTACGCAAAAGGTAATGATTCTGCAAATCACTATGAAGAGTAGCAAAACGAGGGACTTTAATCTTTGTATCACTTTGAGGATCTGCGACAAAAGATGAAACCGTACCATTCTTTTTAATACCGTACTTCTTTCTTAGAGCAGGAGTAGTCCTACAATTCTTAAGGATTTCATACCGTGGCTCTCTGTTCTCATCAAAGAACACAGAACATCGGAAGAAACGACCATCTTTGAAAGAGACAACTTCACCCTCTTCCATACATGCCAAAGCATCTTTAGCACCTTTGCCAAAGTAACCTCTTTGAGCATCACTATATTCCAATTCATTTTCTTTGTAGTAAGTAAGATACTTACTGAGTTCAGCGATGCCCATTCCTGCTGCATCATCCTTTACAGAAAAAATGCCTTTGAAACCTTTTTTCTGATAAGTAACAAATATCTTTCTAACCTTTTCCTGCAACCTATCATAACTGTCATCGCTGTTCGTTATCAGCTCGATCAAAGCCATGATAATGTTGCCCTGCATCGCCCTTGTAGCCGACTGATAGATAATTCTACTATCAGCCACTATTTTTCCTTTGAAAGGAATAGCTACTGTCTTGTCTGGTGAAGTTGCTGTTTTAAGCATTTACTATCTCCTTAAAATTATTTTTTAACTTCTTTAGGAACTCCATAACATCGATTGCATGTGCGTCTTTTGCCAAATCACACAAAGCATCATAATTTTCTTTTCGTACAGATTGAGAAGAATCCAAAGTACATTGTAGGATACTGTAGAAATCAAATTGACTTAGCTCCTGACCTTTTTCATACTTCTTAAAAGCTTCAGTTTTCTTTATTGTTCCAAGAAGTTTTTCAGGTCGTCTTGTTCGGGAATAGCTTTTTCTTGCTCCTGGTATTTTGAGCAACAAATTAGCATCTTCTAATTTTCTTCGACCACGTTCTGTAATGACGTATTGATTAGGACCTCCTATCGTCCACTTCTTTTTCTTATCAATAAGATGCCACAAAGTACTAGCCGCTCTTGCCCCATCAGGCACGCCCGCCCAACCAAACAACGTGAATTTTTTTGGAAAGACTTTCAGAATTGCCATCGTAGCATTGGGAGCAGACAAACGAATGTTAAGTTTTTCCATCTTTCCCAATGTATAGAGCATCAATGGGTCCAAACTAAGAACACTATAATCGCCTGTAAACTCTTGCAATTCCTCGATATGTTCTTTACCATCAACATCTTCTGGACTGTATGGCACAGTTTTCATTTTTCCATTACCGCCGCGTGGTTGAATAGTATTACGTTTTGGAGCCATAGTATCACCCTTCATTCTTTATTTTGCTCATTTGTTTTTTTGATGGGACTTTGACAGAAAAACCATCACAAAAATTTCTCCACATTTTTTCATCTGTGAAGAACATAAAGTCATTTTCGATATCGAACCAACCGCAACACTTAGAGTAATCACTTCCCTCACCCGCAAGAGCTTCGTCAAGTTTAACACGATCCCTTGTATCACCATGCTTATAATCTTTCGCCCACTTAGTGATAAAAGTCTTGATATCTTCAACTTCTTTTTTCGGACAGAGATAAAAAACCTTACCCTCTCCCTCAAACTACTTTGCAGGTGTATCTCCCCATGCCATACTATCATACTTGTAGGAAACCTTAAAAGCCCCTGCCTTGAGTTTCTTCTTACCCTCAATCATTCTATTAAGAGCTTTGGCAGGTTCTCCGAACTCATATTCTGCTGCTCCCATGTAATCCCAATTGCAGACATCTTTAAGCTGGTCTGCTGTTTCTTTAGCAAAACCGCTACCACCACCACCAAAGGAAAAAGGATTTGTTGTCCCTGTCGGTTTTTGCATACGTTGTATTAACCATGAACGTCTCATATCATTGACTCCTATTCATCTAAAGGTCTAAGGTCTAAGGTCTAATATCTCTGACCTTTTAATTGGTACTTCTTTTCTTGGATTATCAACAGTCTTACTTGCATTAATCACAGTAAAAGAAACGGTTAATTGTATTTTACTTTCCCATTTATGCAAACTACTATCTATCACTTCAGCAGTCCCATATATTTCATAAGGATTATTCCCGATTAATAAAACCATGTCGGGGCTTTTGCCTTTTTTCAATAAAAACTTATGGTGTTCATCATCTGATGCAATTTTAAAATATAGCCAATATGTTACTTTGTCGTCTCCAAGATGAACATTGATAGTAAGAATTTCATCAATTATAATTTCTTCACCATCAAACCTGACATAGTTATTTTCGCCTCTTGGAACGAATATTTTGTAATCTATATTTTTCATTCACTATAGTATACGCGACAATCACTTTCTTGTCAAGTACTTTTTTCCATATATTGCGTAAGTTTTTGAAGTTTTACAAAAACTTGATGAATATCCCTCATATCCCACTCAAAATGCCGATTAAGCAATGCCTTTATATTTCTGAGCATTTCTCCCCATGCATTATCCTTTTTAACATTTTCAGGATATTGTTTCATTTGAAGATAGAGGGAGAACGCCATTTTAGTAGGATCTTTAGATGCCGCATTATCACCAATAATAGCAACTATTTCTCTATAAAAATCATCTTGGTCCATGTTCTTTATTCTTAATTTTAATCCATTTGCCGCTTTTGTCGATCCTGACGCCAACATCTTCACCTGGTTTGATAGTTATCGTTCTTATCCTACTCCAGATTCCTTGGGTATACAAAAATATAATGGTGATATATGATACTGCTCCCAAAACCCATATATACCAGAACTTGATGAACCAATACCATTCCATGTTAAATTGAGCTACTAAGCCATCAGGTATAGGAAGAAAACGTGTGTATACTCCGGTAACCCCTGCCATAACAACAAAAAAGCAACATATGACAAACAAGATTCTCTTTAATATTATCGATATTGGTATCTGCATTATCGTCATTTTATTACTCCTTAATTTATTAAAGTTGTTATAATAGTGAGTCACTGCTAACAGCAACTCTCCTTAATGTCGTAGGCTATGTCTCCTTTAATTAGTAGTTTATTAGGACTATGCCTTCGTCACACCCTATATTTCAGTTTTTATTTTCTCTGGAATTTTTGAATCATGGGTTACTACTAATTGTTTTGAACCATTTCTTTGTGCGCGTTTATGACTCTCTTTTAATAATTTTCTACCAACCTTTGTCGAGCATATCTTCTTTATATCATCTGTAGTAACAGTGTTTTTTTTCTGATGATTACACTGTATGCACATTGTTTGTAGATTATTATCCGAGCGAGTACCTCCATAGCTCTTAGGGATGATATGATCTTGCGTCATCAAGATATAGCTCTGTCCTTTTTCAGGATTATGACAATAAAGATTTAGATGAACATTGGTATGAATTTGCTTTCGGATATGAACTTTCTTATGACCTTCTTGCCTATCCAGTATAAACAAATTACCTTCTATGCCGCAGCCTGTACACTTAAGACTTCTCTTAAAAGCTCTAAGTTTCGTACCTCCTATACGTACTTTATAGGTTGTTCCTTTTGCTTTAACTACCATAGTTTTATCACCATGAGAGTCTTGTTTGTGACTTTTGAGGAGGGGTAATATTTCTTCAAGCTTAAAAGTTTTTAGATGAGTAAATTTCATATTAATTCTTTGTTTTTAGATTCTTCATTACAGGAAAACTCCACCCTCTTGCAGGATTTTCATTCCATCCGCAAAGATAGCCATTTTTCAATTCTACCCAGAAAAATACATTTTTATGCTTCCCTGGCCAAAACATATATTCATCCTGCTCAGTCAATGAGCAATGTTCCTTAACCACAAGAATATCTTTCATTTTGTATGCCTGAGTTTTATTGTACTCACAACTATCAAGTTCAGAAGGCATCGCCTGTTTCAGTGTTTTATCCTCCATAAGTATTCTCCACCATACGTGCCTCTCTATCCCTTAAAATACACTCTACCCAAGCTACTGTCAGGCATTCCATAAATATATCTCCATCTTCTTCCGTGATATCTCCTTGCTGATCTTCAGGATTGTCTAATGAAGACAAAATATCTATTATCCTTTGAGTATGTATTTTTATGTGACTCCAAATGACTTTACGACTTTCATCGATATAAGCTTCGCTAGCTTCGATATTCTCGATAGCAGGAGGATCGTTGGTCATAGAATTAATCACCATATCTAAGAATTCTTCATCGGAATATACTTTAGCAGGATATTTTTTATATTTATCACTATTTAGTACCAGTTCGCTTAGAATAAGTTTTATTGACATGGCGATAAGATTAGCTATCATAGGAGTTCGATCACGACTTGATAGAAAATTCCCGATATCTTTCATATTAGTTTTCATTAACTCCCATGTAGAGTTATTGAAATCAATTAATTTAACAGTTTCTTTTTTCACTACTTATTGCACCCTTACTTTCCATAAAATTATTATTGACATACACCGATATATTGCAAAAAATAATTTCTCTGGAATTTTACTAATACATCAATTCAATCTCTCTGTGCTTGAGATCTAATTCAAAAGATACAATAGCTACACATTGCATCATAAGATGCATATCTTGTTCTACGAGCTTAGGATATGATGTCTGTAATTCGAGTATTTTATCTTTTTTAGTAAACATATTATCCCAAATACTCTTTCTAAGTTTTTGAACAGCTCCTGATCTTTTTTCGTTGGAGAGTTCTTCATCAACTATATCTCTCCAATACCCTGTCTCCCTAAGAGTTCTTAACAAAGCTTCTCCTGGTCCCCTATCCTCATACGACTTCTCTGTTTCTCCTTCTTCATATATCATGATCTCTGCAAGAACGATTATGACACATTGATAGAACAGAAGATAATCCAACGGCTCTAATCCGTCTTTCCCTTTTAGAAGTTCAGATAATCGTTCTGCATGCTCTCTTAAGTCAGCCCAACATCTATCCTTCTCTGCTGTCGCCACTATCTTTTCGTTTTGATCCATTATATTCTCTCGCTTTCTTGTTATGTTCTTTAGCTATGTTCTGCATATACTCAGACACTTCACCAAGTTTTTCTGCATCAGCACTTGTGCCATCTGTCATCAAAGCATGACCTATGGATATATCTTCATCCATGAGTTGCATGACGAATGGTTTCTTCCACTCATTATACAATTCCAGCTTAACTTCTGAATGGGATGGGACTTTTAACTTCTTACATAATTTATTAAACCACTTATTATCTTCAGGAGGTGGAGCCAATCCTCTCTCTATATTTGAGTACTCTGATGGGAGCATACCTGTTGCTATAGAGAAATTTCTTAACCCCATCTTTGCATGTTTCAGTCTTAGCTCTTTTAATTTTTTCCCGAAAAACATTTTTTCTGGATGATTTTTATAATAAAGATCATCAGCATGTTTTCCAAGAGCTATCCAATCTATATGAGACTTAAGATCAAGTTTGGTGAAATGAGACTCAGAGAAACTATCGATGCCAGATCTTTCTAATTTACGCAATACATGTCTCGGGCAATCAGTTTTTTCTACTTCTTTCATATTCATATTACACCTCTTCTTCAAATGTCAATATCAGATCAGAAGCATCTCCATCGAAGAAACGCTTCGCGGCTGCTCTGAAAGCTTTTTCCACGCTATCTATATCTTTTTCTAACTTATCAAAATCTTTGGTTCTAACTTCTTTATCCATACCGAATATAAAATGCAATTCGTCTGGATCACTATCTCCATAATGTTTTATCAGCATTTTAAATTGATGGAAAACATTCCTCTTCAAAAACTCTTCTGCCGAAACAAGATCAGAGCTGGTACATCCTATCTCCACAAAAGAATATCTATGACACATCTCCTGCATAATACAGCAGATAAAATCTTTTGTCCAATCGTCCCATATGGCTATATCAAACATTACAGCCCACGCAGGGTCTTTAACGGGCGGCTCACCATGTATGTCTTCGTCAAAATTTTCGCAAAAATAAAGGATAGTATGTTTAATATCAACCCACGCTCCCCTCAATCTAACCTGGTCAGGGTTCTCAGGAAGATCAGGAACTATTACATTACCACCATTAGGAGCAATCTCTTTATACCTTGCTACGAAATGATTGTAATCCTCTTCATTATCAAATTCTGCTACCCAACTAGAACTCATTTTTCAATCTCCAAATAAATAGGTTGTTTATTCATTATGTATTCCTCATCAATCAACGAGCAATTTACAAATCTGATTCCTTCTTTCACAACTATTCCATTCTCATTATGATTATGTCCAAAGATGACTGCTTTTGGTTTAATGTCCATAACTCTATCTAATAAAGTTTTAGAACCGATATGATGACCATTCCTAATTTCTTTATCTAATATGCCATAAGGAGGACTATGGCATAATAATACGTCTATATCTTCTGGAATATTATCCCAGCACAACTTTAACCTTTCTTCCGGAAGATTAAATGCCCAATCACAAAATGAAAGTTGCCATGGTGTCCCATATATTTTTAGTCCAAATAACTCTATGCTTTCATCGATAAGGCAATGCACATTCTCTCCGAAATCAGGAACTTTATTTATATCTCTTTCAAATATCCAATCATGATTCCCTGGACATATCACTACTTTTTTCACAGGTTGTCTTTTTAACCAATTTCTAAATTCACAATTTAACCAGTCCTTTTGCATGTCTATAGAAGTAAGAAAATCATGGTAGGCAGGGCACAAATCCCCTGCTATCAAAAGCAAATCTACTTCTGGAATCGAAACATCCAACATGCTATGAAAATCAGCGGCACAAGCAGTTTTTATATTTTTTTTCATTTTTCTCTCTCAAAAATAAAGGAATCCAATCGTGTATATCTAATACTATAACATAATAATGATTTATTACAAGGAAAATTTATGAAAGTTTTTACCAAAGAACAAGAGAGTAGAATCGTTAATTTATATATTCAAAATACGTCCATACTCAATATCTCTAAAATTTTCGATACCTCAATTACCCCTATAAAAAGAATACTAAAAAATAATAATGTAGAAACAAAGAAAAGACAAAAATATACTTTTAACACTACCATATTTGATAAGATCAATACAAAAGCAAAAAGTTATTGGTTAGGTTTTTTAATGGCAGATGGCAATGTCTGGAATAATTCTTTGAGAGTAAGTCTTAACGAAAAAGATCACAACCATCTAGAAAAATTCAAACAATTCATGAATTCTACCCATCCAATAAAACCTCAAAAAAAGAATTGCCATTTGTTTGCTGTGCATAGTTCTGATTTTATAGATAAAATAAAAAAACACGGATTAATCCCTAATAAAAGTTTGACCACCATAACCCCCACGACTATTCCCTCAAATCTCCTCTCTCATTTCTATAGAGGCATATTTGATGGAGATGGATGGGTCACTTCTAAAAAACAAACTAGGCAAAAAAATAATCAAAGATATTATATCGATAAAAGGACATACGAGTTTGGATTTTGCTCTGGATCAAAAGATTTTATTAACCAGGTGCATCAGTGGATATGTGATCAAATTCAACAAAAAAGAGGATACATCGTCCATAGAAAACAACATAGTAATTCTTGCTACCAGCTTACCTTTGGAGGCAATGAAGTATTTATTAAAATTTCAAAGATCTTATACAAAAACACAAATTACAACATTTATCTCGATAGAAAAAATAAGAAAACTAAAAATGCCATTATTAGTATTTTGGAAGGATGAAACAAATTTTAACACCTATTTCATAATATCACAAACTCTTTCTTTCTATCATTATACTCTGCTAACAAAGTAATTTTTTTCTTAGTATTAGCTTTCCAAAGACACCCACTTGGAACGTCCCAAGCATAATACCACATCAGATCATTTGCAAACCTCAGGTTATAGAAGTATGGATTAATCTCTACACCATCATAATCTCTTACCACTCTTTGCCAATCAATATAAACTGATGGAAAATTAGCATAGAAACTATCTGTTCTTCTATATTTTTTGCTAAAGGCAAAGACATCATCTTCAGTATCAATAAATTTGATGTTCGCTTTTGGGCATAGTTTTAGATCATAGATATATTTTCCTATCCCGCTAAAATCTTCTCCTACGCACCAGTCTATCCAGCTACTTCCCATAGCATACCATAGACCAAAGGGTTTAACACCATGAGCAGGGTTGCGAGGTCTTAGAAATCTACCATATTCTTTGTTAGTAGTAAATACCCTTCTACCATTAAGAAGACCTGTGTCTATTAAATTTTTACTTGCTTTGCTTATCATCAATTATTTTATAGAAGTCAATAATAATTTTATGAAAATCTTCAGGTAAAAGATCCCATGTCGTTTCTATCATATTCACAGGAACCTGTGTATAAAAAGCTTCTGCCAGACCACCTGCCATGCAAGCCAATGTATCTGCATCACCACCAAGAGATACAGCCAACCTAACAGCCATCTCATAGCAATCAGAGTCTAAGAATGCTATGATAGCTTCAGGGACAGAAGCTTGACAAGACACTTCAAACTTATATGTTGGTCTTATCTCTTTGATTGTCCTTTTCAAATCGTAGTCAAACCTACTTGAGATATAATCTCTGATCTGCTCTTTACTATCTCCCTTTCTTGCCAAGTAAATAGCAGCGGCAAGAGCTTCTGCTCCTTTAATACCTTCAGGATGATTATGAGTAACTGATGCACTGACTGCCGCTTCTTCAATGACTTTCTCTATATCATCAAAAAACCACCCTATCGGAGCAATTCTCATAGCAGAGCCATTGCCCCAACTGTTGTAAGCAGGTTGCATCTCAGGACTCGCCGCCCACTCTGCGAATCTTGCTCCCCATCCACACTCCATATAGTCAAGAGCATACTTTTTATATAGCACGTCATAGTCTTGCCTATCTTCGATAAGTGCCTTTGCCGTTGCTATAGTCAAAACTGTATCATCAGTGAATTTAGATTTTTCGGGGAAGAGAGGAAACCAAACTTCCTTAGTTTTGTTAAACTCATAAGTCGAACCGACTACATCGCCTATTATTGCTCCTAACATATTTTACCTTTCAGTCTGTTACCCATAATTTCATAACTTTTTTATTAAACTCTTCGATCATTTCATCTGTCCATCCGCCCTGAACTAACATAGCTTCTACCAGCACTAACATCCCCTTGAGGGTATCATCAATTTTTTCTTTTTCTTTTACATAAAGATCTTGACCTTTTGCTAAACCATAAGTTCGTTTAATAAGATCATAAAAACATATAACCATTCTCGCTACATCTTTGTCTTCTATGATATCAACCATTCTGATAAAGATACCATGTGCCAGATTAGATAATTCAAAAGCTCTATCTTCTTCCATATTTATTCCCATTCCAAATCAGGTATTTCATAAATGCAATCATTAATTGGACCAGCTACCACTTCATGCAAAGCGACAAAATGAGTTCCTTCAAAGTCTTTCTCTAAAAATCTATGATGATGCCCGTAAATCCAGTAGTCAGGTTTATGAATATCGAACATAGCTTGTAACATCAATTCTGTCCTGCTATTGTGATCAAATTTCCACTCATTTGTTACAGAGTCTATTTTCATACACAAAGGACATTCGTGAGAAACCATTATTTTCGGTTTAGATTTCTCGTACAACTCTATAACTGTTTTAAACTGAGCTTCACTCAGTTCTTCATCTTTCCACCAAGTCAAATCTGGAATTCTATAAGTATGATCTATCGAAAATCCACCACTCACATAAAAAATATTTGGCTTAGCCACAAAACCATAATCTCCTAGATAATTAGGATGACTTCTACACAGAGCAGGATCATCATGATTCCCATGAATAAAAAGATGATTGATATCAATTTCAGGACTCCATGAGACTCCATTCTTAGAATATTTTCCGAGATCAGGAAAACCTATTCCCATATCTCCGACTTGCAAAGAGCAATTCATACCTTTTCTGCCCCCCTTATGTTGCATTTTTTGCAATACATAAAGATATGTTTTAAAAGCACTATGTATGTCGCCAATAAAAAAAATAATGTACCACCTTTCATAAATATCTTAAAAAATTAAAGGATTTATAATCATGTATACCAAATATAAATCTATAACTATAAAATTAGGATAAAGGAAACTCTATGAAAAAAATAAATTTTTCTCAAAAAGAAACTAAAAAAATTATCGCCCTGTGTAAAAAAAGAAAAACATTTAAAGAAATCGCAAAAGAATATAATGTATCACAAAGTACGATACAAAGAATAAGAAAAGAAGAAGGGCTTCCCTTTCAACCACGACAAAAACATAATTTTGATACAAACATCTTTAATAAAATAGACACCAAAGAAAAGGCATACTGGATAGGTTTCCTTATGGCAGATTGTGGAATCAATGATCGCAATTACTCCTTGCAGCTAGAAATCTCTCAAAAAGATACAAAACACTTAATAAAATTCAAAAAATTTATGAACGCAAGCAATCCTATAAAAAATACTCGAAAAGGATGTTGTCGAATTGAGATCTACGGAAAACAATTTGTAGAAAAAATATCAAAACATGGATTAGTTCCTCGAAAAACCTTAATGACGACAACCCCATCGACAATTCCTTCTAAACTATTATCTCATTTTTATAGAGGTATTCTCGATGGAGACGGATGGGTTACTTCTCGACAACAATGCAAAATAAAAAACGGGGTCAGAAAAGTATATCCTAGAAGAATTTTTGAATTTGGATTTAGCTCTGGTTCAGAAATATTCATCAATCAAATACACCAGTGGATTTGTGATCAAATACAGCAAAAAAGAGGCTATATCATCCATAGAAATCAAAACAATCACTCTTGTTATCAACTAACTTTTGGAGGCAATAATACTTTTATTAAAATTTCAAAGATCTTATATAAAAACACTGATAAAACTATTTATTTAGATAGAAAATATGAAAAAATACAAAATTCCTTAAAAAGTATTTCTTCATTTTAAAACCTCGATACTGCGTCGTGTTCTTTTATCCATTCTTCTGAGCCAGCAACTTCCAATGGTTGCAACCAAGCTCCATCTTCCGTGAATCCATCATCATCTTTATGATCTATAATATATTTCGATGCCGACTGTATGTCTCCTGTATGGACAACTATCCCGCGTCTAAACTTATACCTATTATAGAAACTATCAACTTTTATAATTTCTTCACATACTTCTGTCTTCACAACTACCCAATTTCCATTCTTTAATTTCTCATAAGAAAAATGATAAGTCTTACCCCACATGATGCCATATAGACCTTGCTCTATATCAATATCATACGTGAAATTTTTTGCTTCAATATAACCTTCATAAGGATATTCGTTACCACCGATATCCATCCATTCCTCATCAACATACACTAACATTAATACATAATTACCAGTTCCATTCATATAATTTACCTATCTATCAAAGTTGCTATTACTAGGGTATATTATACAGGAAAAAACTTTCACTTACAAGGGAAAAACTTTCACTTACAAGAGAAAAATGCACAAAGCGAAAATCAAAACTTCCACTTTGTGCGTATTAAATTATCAAAGAACATAGTTATACATTGTCTGTAAATCTATTGACAGCAGATGAAGGAGTGTAACCTTCTAAGTAGTTAGCCTTTGGTTTGAAGGCTGAAAATACTTTCCTACGCATCAGGTGTTTAGGATCTAAGTCGTTTAGCTTTTCGTAGAACTGACCTTTCCTTTTTAGAAAGACATAATTCTTAGAAGTTTTAAATTCGCAGCCCGCAAATGCCTCTGGGTGAGCAGATATATATAAACCCAACTCTTTATCAGACTTCGACTTTGTTCCTTCGTATAGATCTTCTACTTCTTTAATAAAGGCAGCTAACTTACCTTCAAAGATAGATATCATAGTATCAAAATCTTTCTCCATCTCTTCTGGCAACTCTTTTTTGATATCTTCTAAATTGTCTCCATGTAGCATCGCTTCCCATATAGCCAAAGGAGTAACTTTAGAAATTATCTTATGTACGCGAACGTACTCGTCGCCTTTTATCTTGAGACGGATACCGCTCTTGAAACGAATGACATACCCTTCTTCACTCAATGGTAGAGTCTCTGCTCTTTTCAAGATGCTATCCATATCAGAGAAATCATAGATTTCAGCACATCTTACATTAATATACTTTGACTCTTCTTCTAACCATTCAACATTGTAGTCAAGACCAAAGCGGTCAGTCACATTCAACAAGACAAGACCTTCATAGTCATACTGTACAACTATTTTATTTGTAGGATAAACTATCTCGAACAAATAAGTATTTGTTTTGTCAAGAGCATCGACACGCATATTCTCCTTCATCCATGCCATAGCCCATATAGCTTGCTCTGAAGAAAAACCACCGGCAGTAGATACTCTCCACTCTCCAGCATAGAAGAACATTATACCTAATGAACCATCTACTTTTTCCATAACTGTAAACTCTGGCTCTATAACAGAAAATGAACCTGACTCTATCTCTCCATAGTTGAAAAATTTGAGGAAAGGAGTAGCGACAACAAAATCATCTTTTGTGTCTATGATCAAACCTCTAGCCATAAGAGTAAACTTATTCCAATTCTGCTCAAAAACGCAGTTTAAAGAATATTTAAACAAAGCTAGTTCAGGGAATTCTGGATGATAGCTGACGTTGATATTATCCGCAGCAACTTCTGCGAACAATCCCCTCTTCAACTCATTGAATGGAGTTGTGCGTGCTGGATGCTTTATTCCAAAGCTAAATAATTTTTTCATGTCTTCCATTTTAATTCCTTCCATAGCCAATAAGGATGTAAGAAAAATCCTACATCCTCATGACTACCTATTAAATTATCAAGGAAGATAAAGCTACTATGCTATTGCTTCCTCTTTTACTGCTTCAAGCTCAGCAATTTTTGCCTGAAGTGCCGCAACTTGCTTTCTAAGCTTGCGGTTCTTTGAGCCAGAAGTCCTTGGCACTACACGACAAGTCCTATTGTACTCATCGCCCAAAGGCTTACGCACAGATCTTGGCATATCCTTAATAGCTTTAACGAAAGCCAATCTTCGTGCCGTTACAGCATTCGACTGGTCACAAGATGTTTGGCTCACATGCCCTCTTGCTACTTCAACGGGATCATGATTCCAAACGATACGTCTTATAACACAGTCAGTAGCTTCCAATTCAAGTTCAGTATTCCTACCTGTTTTAGGACTGAACTTCCGCGTCTCAAAATGCATCAAATAAATTTCTGGTCCAAGTGTTACTTTCATAAGAGTTCCCTTTCTACTACACAATAAAAATTATTCTATTTCATTAATTCACATTATAACACATCACAACTATATTGTCAAAAATATTTTCTCTGGAATTTTTGTTTTTTATTTCCATAGAAGTTATTTTTTACTTTGATAGGCATCAAAAACAATAATTGCTTCTTTATATCCCTCATAATAGGCCATAGCCGCAGGTGTGTGTCCATTATTATCTACTGATGTTAGATAGAGACCTTTTTTGACGTATTTCTTAACAAGACGAATATCTCTCATGGCTATAGCTTCATGAAGTGGAGATCTACCGTATCTTGTGATGACAAGATCGAGATTCTCTTCTTCGACAGTTTCGACAACTTCGTCAGGACCAGTTAGTCCTTTTTCCTCCATCTCTTTCATCTTTGCTAAAACCCTCTGTTCTGCTTCGTAAAGAAATTGATATCTAAGCTTGCTAGATTCTTTTTCCCATCTTTCCTCTTCTCTCTGTTGTCTTATATCCTCAATTGCTTCCTGTTTTTCTTTTGAACTGAGATTACTAAATTCGATAAATGATTCTTGGTTAATAGTCTCCCAGTCAATATCTGCTTCAAATTCATCTTCATCGAAAATTCCTGATCCTTTCAAATCATTCATTATTGTACCGATGTGTTTTCTGTTTACTCCATTTTTGTGCAAAATTTGCAACATTCTATTTTGTTCGTGTAAAGCCATTAGGATCTCCTAAACCGTCCGTGGGTATATTAATTTCAGAGAACTTTACTGCTAAAAAAGGTAGTGAAGCAACTTGCCTCACTACCTCGGTATGACTTGTAAATTAGAGTCTGCCTGACGCAAACTCTGAAAGAATCTTAGGCACGTTTGCATCCAATCCTGCAATGTCAATCATGCCTGCATCGTCTGGATCGGCGATAGTAAACTGACTTGCCTCAAAAGCCAAAACTGCAAGCTTTGCGTCAGGGTTAATCGCCTTACGATACTTCTTCAATGCTTGGAACGGCTGGATAAGTCTACCTGAGTGAGTCTCGCTATCCGTGAGAACAACGAACACATCAACTTCAAGCTTCTGCTCCAACGCCCATGTCATTGGCAAAGCACAGTCGGTTCCACCAAACGACAAATTAGAAGTCCTTCTAATAATAGTTTCATAACTGTCCCTTGCAGTTACCTTCAAAGGAACGAACTGATGAGAAAATGCCATCATCTCATAATTCTTTTCAGTCCTGGCACATGTCATAGCAACGACAGCCGCTGCCTCACAAGGAGACAAGATGTTGTTGGCTTGACCGCCCCAATAATAACCGCCGCCCATACTGCCGCTAACATCGATACCAAACAAGAACCTCTTGCCAGTTGGCTCAACGAACTTGAACGCCTTGTAGAAAGCATCTTCCATAGCATCCTTGATCGCAGATACTGGCTTCCAAGTAGTTCTCATGCCAGCACCATCAGAATAAGTCTTAAGAGCCATCATAATAGTCATTGGATGGATACGTGCCTTCTTCAAATTATCCTCATTAGTAATCTTGTCAATAACATCAGTGACTTCACTACTAAGAGACTTTAACAAACCTGAAGAAGTCATGCCGCCAAGGTTACGGATCAACGCTCCCATTGGCATACCCGGCAACAATGCTCTCTGAACTTCCAACTCATTTCTGAAGTGTGGAGGAACAGACTCTCTTGTCAAGTTAAACTTCTTAACAAGATTAACAACTTCCTTGATCTCGATTGCCTTGCTGCACTTCTCGTGACCCCAGATATACTTAAGCTTACTATCCTTCAAATCATCAAACTGAGCAGTAGTAAGACCTGCAGCTTCCTGCTTCTTCTCTGATGAATAGAACGCTGCCTTCCTCTTAGTAACTTCCTCAACAGTTGTTACACCGTGAGTAGCGTAATGGAAAACAGTTGCATGATCATCAGTAGGAATCTTCAACGCCTTACCGTTCCTTGAGTTACGAGTTGGACGACACATACGGAGCATGTCCCTATGAGTCCATCTCTGACCACCAATTGAACGACCTGGGTACTTACATACCTGATAAGCAAGCTTTACAGCATCCTTCTCAGTGTACCAACGACCCATAGCTCTCAACAGACCCTTACCCTTACGACCATCCTTCAATGCGATTACAGCATCGACATAGGTGAAGAACGCAGTTGAGAAACGAGCAACCTTAGGCATAACCTTGTTAGCATAAGCCCTTGTTACCTCATCTCCATGCACACTGCAAACTGCCAATGCGAACAACGCAGGATCGTTCTTTACAGCACGACCTTCATCGCTGATAGTAACAATACGATCAACAGTTCTCTTGCTGTCCAACTTCAAACACCTCAAGACGCAATCGTAGTTCTCAACAGTCAACTGACGCTCTGAGGCGTAGTAGCTGCCATTTTCATTTCCGATAATTAAGAAACGGTCAAGTCTCTTCCAGTCATCGACCTTAAAGACGAATCCACCATTTCTTGCCTGTACCTGATTAGCTTTAGCTTGCTCCTTTTGTGGAGTCTCAGGGTTCGCGATGTGATCTACATACTTACTCATACTATGTCTCCTTTCGACATTTCCAACCTGACCCGAATGGTCAGATATAATTTTTCTCAACGTTATTTTCAGTTATTATACTTCTTTTTACTTTGAAGTCAAGTAGAAAACTAAAAATTTAAAAATATTTTTTAGATACTCACAAGTCATTAAAAACAAAAGAATTATAGATACCCACTAATATCCCCATACCTCCTCATCGGCATAATCACTTTTTATCTTTAGCGTTTTCCATATTTTTCTAAGAATTTTTTCCGCCGAAACCAAAATTAGAGCTTGCTTCTCCCACTCCGAACTTATCCATAGTCTCTATAATCTCTTCTGCCCACTTTTTATCTATCTCCTTGTCTTTCCTTTTACTGCTTATATGCTTAAGATGTAAACTATTAACCATTTCCTGAACTTCTGCACCTGTCCAATCTTCAGTATGTTCTACAAGATAGCCCCAAACATTTCTAGAAACTTTCCAATCAGATAGACGCTCTCTGAACATTTTATCTCTCAAATCGTCTGATAATGGAGGTATCTCAATGATCCTATCAAACCGTCCAGGTCTGTTTCTTAAAGCCCCTTCAATAGCTTCTATTCTATTTGTAGTTCCTATTGTAATAGAATTTTTAATAGAATTAACTCCGTCAAGAACATTCATTAAAGCCCCAAGGGACATTACATCTCCACCACGATCTCTATCTTGACTGAATAGGTCTAAATCTTCTAATAAGATAATACAGGGTGATAAGAAATCAGCTAACTTATAAAGAGCTTTTATAGAAGACATACTTTTATAGTTGTTCTCCGTCAAAATCTCAGGAGTAATCCATATCACAGTATGCTCAGGAACAAGGTTGCAAATAACATTACCTATCGTAGTCTTACCCGTACCAGGTTTTCCATGTAAAATTATACCCCTTTTGTTAATGCCGAACTTATTATACTGCTCAACATTCTCCATAAAACCAAGCACCTCAAGATCAAACAGTTCTTTAATGCTCTCAGGATAGTAATAATTATCCCAAGTATATTTGTCATTAATAGTTACTTCCGAGAAAGAAGCAGAAATCATATTAACATCTTTGAGCTTTGCCCCTCTTAAGCAATTGTTCTCTTTAGAATATTCTTCTAAATTATTAATAAGGTCTTTTGACTTATTGGTATCATTACTATAACAGGTTATTTGAGATCCACCTCTCTCTAAGTCTGCATACAAAAAGTATACAACATTATCTTCCTGGTTACCTGTATCACTCTCGAAACATAAAAATCCTGTTATCGTAAAAGTGGTCTCTTTGCCTTTTACATGCCATGGATTTTTATCCGGGGGAATAGAATTACCCTGTTGATCAAAGTTCAACTCTCCCACAAAATTAAAACCTTTGGTCTTCATAAATTTCTCTAATGTCTCCATCAATATTAATGTGATAAGAGGATTAGACTGATACGGATGATTCTTTATCTCTCCAACAGTTGTAACGCCCAAAAACCTGCACATAATACGATAATCAATAGATGGAATAAAATCTATTTTAATCTGATCTGCAAAATTCTCTTTACCTGTTATTTTTCTTTTACCTTCTTGTTTTTCTGCCCAATCTTTCATTTGCTTTAAATTTTCAGGAGTTCTAGACTGAATGCCTCCATTACTGGCATAGGCAATTGTAGGAACATCGCTATTTTCATCAATATTTATCTTATCAAAAACAATGTTACATTCAGTTTGTCTTACTATCTCCGCTGAAATAGGCATAGAGGAAACTGGTGCTACCATATTTTTACCGCTCATAGATTCTCCTTGGTTTGCTAGTTCTTCAAGAAATTTATCGATAGCCTCATCATTAGGATCGGGGACGAAATCAATTTCTATAATTTTAGTTCTTTTAGTAAATCCCATAGTTATACTATAACATAAAACTTTCACTTTTAAACTGAAAAATCTAAAATTTCCCACCTATTTTTAATTTTTTCAGGTTTTTCTTCGACAGAGCTTCCTCCCAGTTGCTCTATGATATGATCTGCTATCTCCGCTATCCTGCTCGTATAACCTTGACAATCCATTACATACTGTCCCTCTGCCACTGTTATATCTTCACTGCTAATCACTTTCCTATGATTTTCAAGTTTCACTCCCCCAGGAAAAGACCTGCACATACCTATAGAGATATTTTCTCTTTTTACACAAAATTCTTTTATCTTCTTTAAAAGATCAATTGTGACGCAAGACTCATGCATAGGAGGATATATAGGCATACCTTGACAACCACAATCTTGACCACCACAACAATATTCTGGCTCAAAATCTTCTACAGGCTGTCCACAGAAGAAACACTTATTTGTCATCTATATCTTTCTGCTCAAAATAAACATCCATCTCATACATTAGAGATTCTCCATTATCTCCGTCTCCCCCGATCTTCCAACAGAAATAATCATCCATATCTTTGAAATCATGTTCAGCAAGAAACTCCATAAGCTCTTGAGATTTAGGATGATGCTCTATTCCATCTTCCCATCTTTTTAAATCTGTAAGTCCGTTCTCTTTAGCTCTATCCCTAATTGCCCTACCTTCTTTTTGAGCTTTATGATATTCTTCATGTGTCATAATTTTTCCTTAGTAATCTGTAGTAACAGTTAAATGGAACTGGTCAGTACATTGTTTTCTATTGAGCCATAGATAGGTATCTACGTCACACATGCTTAAACCTGATGACAATGCCAACAATTTGCACACCATTTCAGTTGCGGCTCTGATCTCAGCTTCCATCAAAGATCCAGCAGGTATTAAAATATTATTAGATATCATGTCAGATAATTTTTTAGAGTACGTTATGCACCCCAACCATCTGAGCATTTTAGGCACTTGATAATCAGCTGGAACTGGTAGTCTAGAAATATCTTTTTTGAACCACTGCACTCTCCTATAAAGCATCATAGCTAACAAGAATGGTCTCTTCAAAAACATATCTCCGGCATAGCCAGGATAATGAGAAATTACTGTTCTTAAAAACATATCTACAGTAAGGATATTTCCATGTATAGCTGTTATAATATCAGATATAACATTAGGTCCATCTTTCATACTATCAAGGATTTCTTGAACATGATGTATCCTTTTTTCGGCATTAGGTAATCTTTGGTCAGCTATCATACCCATAAAGTGTTTGCATGCGTCATCGCAAACCACCCTATGCCCTACAGAATGTATAGATCCTGCAAGTTCAAAACTTTCATCAAGCATTGCATACATCTTAGTAGCACCAGAATTATTAAGTCTTATATCTGATTTGCCATACCAGTATTGATAGTTAACTGCCCCTGCCATCAATTCATAAGATAAGAGCATATAGTCGATCTCTTCTTTACCTCTGACTTCTGGTTCAAACCATATAGGATAACCCATCCAAAATTCTTTCTGCTCTTCTATCTTTTTTCTTAAATTTCCAGCCACTTCTGTTATGCGTTTCTCATCATATGTAACGTACTGAGGATTTTTCATTAGTTCTTCTGATAAGTCCATAACTGAACCTATCAAGTCTACCTTTTCAAGTTCCATTATTTTTTCCTTTTTGTTCTTTATGTATCAACGTGTCGATACTGTCTTTTACTAGTCCCACACCCTCATCTATCTTAAGTTTTTTTTTCACTACTTCTGCTTTGTCTTTTACTTTCCACCTATGAGCATTTTTAACGATCCATTCAATACCCCACTTGAATAACATGCCTATAATAATACAGACAAGAGCAAGGATCAAAGGAAATGCTAAGTAAGCGAGAAAGCCCAAAACACTAACGGCAGCAATTAAAATAAGCCCGGTGACGGTCACTACCAATAACGCTTTTTGTTTCTCCTTACTTAGCATAATAACACCCTATAAAATTAAATCACTTGATGTTGGAGTAGTATCGACAAAGCCGCTGCCGTACAACCGGCTATACTCATTTCTTATACCTGTAGAAGGATTCATCGGCTGTAACATGATACATTCTTTTTTGATCTCAACTTCATCATCATCGATATAAGGAACCCATGGCATAATACCCATTCCCATTCCACCGTCTTCAGATGGAACCATTATGAGTTTAGCTGGTTTAGATATGAAACATTTACCATCTCTCTCCTCATAGTCACAGATGATGTCTTCTTGACTTGTTAGTTTTAAAACCTTTGTTGCCATACTGTTCTTGCCTTTCTATTTTTTACTTATTGCCCGCAATGTATTAATAACCGAAACTACGCTGTCCCAATCTTCTGCCAATATTGCTAATTTCTCTAAATCATCTGTCGAGATGTCAATCATCGCATTATTCACACGAATTTTAAATTGCTCCCTGCGAAACTTTGCCTTATCTTCCTTGTCTTGCTCTATCTGTTTGTCATAATGTCCCATAATTATTCCCTATTCTGTTGAAGGATTTTTTCCATACTTATACGATAATATTTCTTCTTCTTGCTCTTCTTTAAGTCCTATCCAACTTATCTCATGCATAGCAGAAAGTATAGATAACTCAGCATTTCTCAACTGCCTTCTAGCAACTTCTGCCTCATTGATATCTGCCAATGAATCTTTTACACCTTCTATTTGGTCTTTATATTGTTTAAGAACTTTTCTAATTTTATATTTAATATCTTCATCTATTGCCATGCGGACCTTCCTCTTCTACAAAATTATATTTCTTTATCTTGTTCTTCCATACAAGTTGATTGTAAATTGGGGTTGAGAAGAACCATACCATCTAGCAGACCTTCCATGTAGCCTTTGATACATTCTTCTCCCCCACACTTCTCAGGATTATTTTTTAGATTTCTTTCTGCAGCATCATACTTTTTGACTAAACGGTTATAAAGCAACAACTGTTTATCATAAGACATAGATCGAGCTTGTTTCTCTTCTTCTGTCATCTTATTCGTCTTTAAAATCTACAACTTCTCCCTTTGCTTCTCTGCTACCTTTTAGGATAAGATAATCAGGATTAAGCATCTTCAGGATACAACGTCCAAGCTTAGGATCTCTTCTTTCCTTAACGGGATAGATTACAATACCTTCTCTAATTTGCTCTTTGCCATTCTGTTGAGCGAGTAGAGAATTTCCAGTAGCTAATGTCCTAAGCTTATCAAGATTAAAAGTTGTCTTGATAATAGTAGGAACCACTGGAACATGAAATTTAGCACAAAGACTATAAAATTTATCCCAGTCGATAAAGTTACTATCTACTTGAATACCATAAGCAGCAAAGCCATAGTTGTTAGGAGTTCCGTAGTCCATTGACTTATGACCACCACGAATACTACCTCCATAGACTTCTCCGAAGAGAGTAACAGTTCTTGTCTCTAAAGCTGAATCTTCAAACTCTTTGTTAATAATATCACCGTAATATTTCAACATAGCTATAACAGAGGGGATAGTCCAAGGATACCAATGGGGATTAGATGACATATGCCACAAAGGAGGTTGAGTTCTTTTATAACTCATTGAGCCTGCCTTAAAATCTACTTCTCCGATAATGCTCATCTCAAAACCAACACGATCATTAGTCCCATCGATCTTTTCTGTAACAATAACTTCCTCTCCCTCAACAAATGAATCAGGAAAATTATTAATGTTCTCAACGTCTGTGAAAGCAGGAAACAGGATATCTCTTGGAGCAGCATCTGCGGCTGTAGCTCTTACGGGAGCAACATACTTAGTGATACCGAAATGCTCTGATACGTCTTCACCTTCTGCCCAACTCCCTTCATTATCAAGGATAAGACCATAAGACATTTCACCTCGAAGCCTAGCGCACCTGACACGATCTTTATCTTGTCCTGTAAGATAATTTCTTACATTCCACTTATCAGCCAGACCAGTCGGTATAACAGCATCCATAGGAACATAGACAATCAAATCACCTTCTTTGAACTGATCCCTGCCAACGACTACTTGCCAACCTTTGACGAGTGACAAATCAAGCCGATCTGCCGATGGGTGATGGCGGATATCTGTTATCCTACACACTTCTACTATCAAACTGCTAGCCATGTTATGACCCCTTACTATTTTTCACAATTAAATCACACCAATAATATAACTCATCAGTAGATAAATTCCATTTCAATTCATTTATTTTCTTATGTACCCATTGTACATTATCAATTGTATAACCTTTTAAACTGTCTATCCTATCTAATGAGGCATTTTGATCTCTGCTAGAACGAGTTTTTGGGAAATATAAATCCAACCCAGTTAAAGCACATTTCCTATCTTGTCTAACGAACAAATTCCAAATATCTTCGATTTTTAAATCAAACTTAATTTTCCTAGAGACTGTCTCTCTAGATTTTGCATTAATTTTAATTCTCGTCCAATAATGTTGAGGTATTTCTTTATACCCTCCGTATCTACATTCTGGACATTTTTTAATTTTGCCTATTCTACATCTTGGAATAACACCTTCGTTACCACAATCGCATCTGTATTTATATAATATTTGTCGCCATTTATCTTTGCCATAAAATTCTAAAATTAGAAAAGAATTAAATTTTTTACCTACCACACTTGCATCATCCCTTTCAGAGCCTCCGCTTTTATTTTTGCATCCGCAACTATGAACTTTGCCACAGTTTAAAAGATACGTATTCGTAGTCCTAAATTTTCCGCAACTACATTTACATTTCCAAAGGCGATCGGACCTCTCCTCATCTCTACCATCTTCTGATATCACAGTTAAATCGCCAAATTTTTTACCAACTAAATTTTTTCTATATGCCATTATTAGACTCCCAACAATTATTATGTTTCTATATAATTACATAATAATGCTGAGAGTCCTTTTTATTATTTATAAAACAATGGCATAGTGTTGTTAATCTTTCTTTTTATCTCTGTTCCCAACACATCAAATCCTGAACATAGCTCAACCCCAGACTCCGATAAGATTCTCCATACTTTGAAGTACGTAAGAATTTCATCATTAGTAGCAGGTCTTAGTCCTGAGGAGATCCACTGCAAATGATTCCCTCTTGTACCACCCGGACGAATACCCCTGTCATTACTGGCGGGACCAATCATCATAACAGGTCCGTTAACCAAATAATCGTGAGAATTCTCATTTATGGTCGGAACCATTATAGAAAATGAGATATGCTGTTGTTCAATTGCTTCTGAACTATCAGTCGCGGTATCCGGCACTTCAAAATCCAACCCTGTTACTACTTTAACAAGTTCAGCGACTTTCTGTTTGCCATCATCACAGACCGGCAAATTCGCAATTGCAATTCCAATACGGATTTCTTTAGAATCTGATTTATTCTCCATCTCTGCCTTGAGCTTAGCTGCATTCTCTTCTTGCCTCTTTTGATACTCTTCGATCGATCCAAACTCTGTACGAATTTGTTCGGTTGCAGCCATTGCTTTTTCTTCGATTCCGTCAATTTGCTCTTTAGTAAAAACCATTTTTTCTTCTTTCAATTAAAATAACATTTATGAAAATACCTACTCAGCGGCATTTTCTTCGTCTTCGTCACTATCAAATCTTTCTTTTGCTTCATCAACACTATCAATTATATCCTGCCACTTTTCATCTCTTTCCTCAGGTAATCCGCAGAAACTAATTTCTGAGAGAATAGCACCTACAGCATCAAACACCGAAAATCCCATATCTCCTTCTGCAATAGGATCTTCATCACCTATCTCATTTCTGTCTCTCATCTTAACATAAGTATC